GAAAAATAATTAAACGCATCAACTATGTCACCACCATTAGCTCTAGCTACTGCATCAATAGCAATAAACTTAAAGTACTCATCATCATAACCTTTTAACTTAGAACGACCATCTTTTGTATATGCAGTATTGTTCCACATATCCAATACTCTATTAAGATACTGTGTTTTTTGTGATCGAGTCGCACCATCTAATGCAGTTAATGTTGTTATATCAGGGTGTTTAAATAACTCATGCATTGATGTAGGTACAACAGATTGTGTCCTTACCATTCGTAATGCCATATCATATTGCTCTTGTGGCATAGTTAGTAAGTTCATTGATGTAATTTTTGTTCCTAACTCTTTACTTAGACCTGCATTTAAACCATCTCTTGTTTTATCATTGTTCTGTAAAATAGTAGGTGAAGTTGCTGAGCCGTTTAATAAATTAGCAAAACCTGATGTTTGATATTCTTCGCCCATAGCAGTCATAAGTTTATCTGCATCACCTGATCTATTGCTAATTTCACGAGTAATAATCCCCATATCAGTTCTTGAAAGATTTAAATTATTTTTTAAATCAAATACTTTTTGTAAGTCACTGATTGTTACAGCATTATCTGACAATTCTATAATAGTATTAATAAGTTTTTGTGATGGTTTTTTACTTTGCATTATTTGTTCAATGCCTTTAATAGCTGTGCCATTTTCACCAAGCCTATCAACTACATGTCTCACTGTTCCAAGTGCCTGACTTCTTCTTAGTTCTGAAAATAAATCAGCAGCAGCAGGTGCTTTAATATGTCCGTCTTGCACAAGGCTATTAATATTATCTGTTATTTCTTTTACAGTTTCATTTATATCTGTATCTATTTGATTAAATACATCAGGACCTTCTACTTCTATATCACTCTTTTCAAGATTTCCTTTGGTGTATGTAAGTGTAGCTAATGAATTTATGTTATCTCTAGTTGTTAATAATGTATTTTGTGCAGCTACTCTTTCATCTCTAGCAATAGTATCATTTAATATTTTGTTAGAATGCAATACTTTTTGATTTGTAATCTTAGTAATAAAGTCAGGTATGTATTGTTCCATGCCATTATCTTTAAAACTTTTTACATGAGCCTCTATATATGTATTAGCTTGTGTGTCAAAAGAATCTTTATCATATCTATTTTCACTTTGTAGTTTTGCAAACTCACTCTTAGACATTATACCAATAGCATTGCTATATCTTTGTGCTAATATCTTTTGTGCATATGGTGTACCTACTTCAGTAAAGTTTGCTTTTTCAAATACAACTTTACCATTATCAGCAACAGCTAATGTCTTTGCTCTTTGCACATCATCTTTTATAGCATCTTGCTTAGCTTCTTCCCAAAAAATCTTCTGCATTGAGTTTCCTAACTCAGCTACAGCATTACCTAATTCAACTGCACCAGTATCTGCACGAACAACTCCAACTGGTTTGTTTCTAAATGTAGTAGGTTTTGATCTAATAAACTCTGCCATTATGTATAAAGTCCACTTCTACTTGTACCCATGCCACCACCAGTCACACTACCTACTTTCATACCTGCACTCAATAATGTACCAAATGCTTTATATCTATATGCTCTGGATATATTATTTGCTTTTGTTACTGCCATAACTGCTTGTTGAGAATACTTACTTTGCTCTGCAAGATTCTGATAGTTTGATCTTTGTGCTAATGTTTGATTATCTTGTTGAGCTTTTTTTAATAATGCCTTATATGATCTATCTTCTGCTCTACCAGTAACACCTGCTATAGCTGCATTCTGATTCTTAAAAGATTGTAAGTTTGCCATAATATCATTATGTTCTTGCAAGGCTTGCAAGGCTCTTATCTTTCCTTGAGTCTTAACATTACGAGCAGTTAATGCACCTTCTGCTTTTGCACCTGCTGCTGCATCACTATATCCTTTTGCTGTTATAAGTGCTGATGCTATATATAATCCAATCAAAATGCCACCTCTACTATCATTCCATTAATTTGTAAATCCAAAGGAAAAGACTGTGATACTATAACTCTTGGATCACGACTATATCCCAATAACCTAAACTCCTCTTTACCAGTAACAGCAGATCTTTCCATCAAGCCACCTGTCACTGTATCTGTTGTATTTCTTATAACCAAGTCTCTACTAGTTGATGTAGTACTTGGTCCTTGAACACTTACAGCAAGTGTTGAGAATAAATCTAGTATGACTTTTGGTATTTGTCTAGGCTCACCAGTCAAAGGTCCACCTTGTATAGTCGCATCAATAGGTAATGTTTTAAGTGTAGGTGTAAAAGCATAGCCTATAAATGCCTGAGACAATCCACTCTTTACTGCACTAGCATCTATTGCTGCACCTGCTACAGTAAATGATCCTAAGAAATCATTACCATTAGTAGCTTTAACTACAGCATCATTAGCAAAATGTGAGCCTAAACTGCCAAAGACACTAGCACTACCACTAAATGTATCACAGAAATCCATAGGCATATCTGTTTGAAACTCTTCAAGAAACAATTTAGTTGTTCCTGAACCATCATCTCTAGCACACACAACAAACAATCTTTCATGCACTGCACATATACTATGCCATGTTCCTTCAGTATCCCACAATGTCCACCCTGCTTTTTGATCTCCTCTTACGGAATAGAATACAGCTATAGTTCCATCATTATTTATTAGAAAGGCATATGACTCACTTCGATTTAATGCACCTTTGATTGATGTCATCTGTACTGGATCTAATATTAAATGTGGTGCAAGACCTGAGACAGCCACAGATGTGTATGCTGCTTCAGAGTCTGTAAATATAAACTCTCTCAATGCACTACCAGTTTTTTGTATAAACAAAGTTGCACCATCAAACACTGTAGGTTTTACGAATGATGCACCATAAGGAGTTTGTCTGCGTATTTGTGCGTTAGAAGGTGTAACTGGTTTGTCTGTTGGTGCTTGAACAAACAACTCAGCACCAGTAGTAAAGACTTGTAAATCTCTGTTAGATACTAAATGTCTAATAGAAAAAATCTCACCTACGTTTGCAGTAAGATCAAGAGCATCATTATCTTCTGCATCACCTATATCAAAGTTAAAGAACTGTCCTGACTTACTACCCCAAATGCCATCAGGTTGTGCCAATGTACCACCAAACCATAATCTATTTTGATGAAATGTAACTGCAGCAGGATAACCTCTAAGTGGAGAATAACTTTGTTCACTAAACTCAGTAGTTGCTGAACCAGTTACGATACGAGGACTACCACCACCTATAGCACTAGATGTAGCAGTAGCACTTCCACCTGCAGTAAATTCAAATGTATTCTCATCAGGAACTGCCGTTATAGTTCTTGCACCATTTATATTACTATTAGCAATACCTCCAACTGCACCTGATCTTTCAAATGTAACTGAAGCACCAGTAGCTAAACCATGTAAAGCTTTTGTAACTCTTACTGTTCCACTACCTTCAAATGTTTTAATACTATCTATTTCTAATTGCTGTCTAATTGTACCTGCTATATCTACTGTAGCAGAAGTAGCACTTGCCACTGCAGTAACACGACAACGAGTTTCACCTATAAGTATATCAACTCCTACATGACCTGATACAAAGTAATCAGCACTAGCAGTTAATGTTCTACTGTTACCACTTGTATTATTACAACTCATAGTCATACCCAGTGGTTGGAAACTAAAGTATGGTTGAAATATATCTTCAGAATCTCGTGATGTATCAAAGTTAAATGTAGATACTGTAAATGTAGTAAGTCCAGTACGTTCTAATATTCTAGTCTGAAATGTATTATGACAGATAAACATAAGATCGCCCTGCTGTGCAAAGGTTATCTCTTCAAGATAAGGTGCTGAGGTTGTATTAACTAACCATGTTTGACTTGTAATTGCCTGAACAGATGCCACTGCACCAGTAGAGGGATCAATTTGAAATATTTCTATTCGTGTATTGCTAAAGGCTATTATATATTTTTCATCATCTGAAAATATAAATGGTTCTATTCTAACACTTTGTCTAAGACTTGTTGTTGCTGTAAATGATGGACTACTGCCAAAGTTAGCTAGTCTCTTAGTACCAGTTCTTTTCTTAAGACCACCCTCTGATCTAATAAAGAAGTTTCTTACCTGCTCTGCTGCATTAGTATATACTTTAGTATCTGTCCTAGATGTAAGGGCAGGACTAACTTCTCCAAACTGAAAGTTATTTAATGGCACTCTTACTCTTGCCATTTAACTTCTCCTATCAGTTATAAATCTTGATGTTGATAATCGTCTTGTTGTTTGTTGTTGTGAATCTAGGTTTCTAGCTTTTGCCATTAACATATTAGCTTTTGTTTCCATGATTTGCATTAGTCTATCATCTCTAGCTATAGAGGTAGCAAAGATAGATGCCAGTGAATATTGCAAGGCTAATGAAAAGTAACTAGGAAAGTTTACTTCTTCTGCTCTAAATGTATAGTCAGCTATCAATGTGTCATTAGTTGTTGAATCACTAAATACTTTGTCACCATACACAGTATATTCAATCAATCTATCATTAATAGTTACAGCATGAAGTATAAGAAGATCACTTGGTAATTGATGTGCAATATCAAATCGACCTGCTGGTGTATCTGTAAGTTGATTTAATACAGCTTGTTCTGTAGCAAACCTCCATCTTGCAGTAGCTAAAGTAGCACGAACTGTATCTTCATACATATTACTTGCTACTAATGCTTCTGTACTTGATGAGTCAAAAGAAGTAATAGGCTCTGCACCTATAAGAACTAATGCTCTTGATGCTATGTCTATTGCTGAATTTGCTACTGTACTTGTCATATAAAGATAGGGGGATTGCTCCCCCTACTCCTAATCTCCGTCTGTTTCTGCTACAGCAGTTCCGT